TCCTGCGCTCTCAGGGCCTCAGGGGAGATCGAGTGCTGGGGGTCGGACTACCAGGGCGAGGGTTCGCCGCCGGCCGGGGCGTTCGTGGAGATCGGAGCAGGCCAGGAACATGCCTGTGCAGTCGACGCCGCCGGGGCCGTGGAGTGCTGGGGCCGGGGAGACGAGGGGCAGACGTCGCCACCGGGGACGGTGCTGTCGGGGCTCAGCGGATCGATCCGGGCGTCCTGCGGGCTGACCGCAGCCGGGCACGTCGTGTGCTGGGGGGAAACGCAGGGGCAACCGGCCGGGTCGTGGGCGTCCGCGGACCTTGGCGCCTTCCACGGATGCGCGGTGGACGAGGGCGGGACCGCCGAGTGCTGGGGCTGCCAGGATCCGGCCTTCGACTACGGTCAGTGCTCACCCCCGGGCGACGCCCTGTCGTCCGTCTCCTCGGGCTACTACCATTCCTGCGGGATCGCGGTCGACGGCGAGGTTGTCTGCTGGGGTCTCGACGACGCGGGACAGTCCAGCCCCTAGGGTTCCGACAGGACGAACGCCGACAGCGTGATCCCCGATGCGCCGGCTCCGTTCAGGTCCGCCTGGACCACCAGCCGCGCGTACCTGGCGTCGGTCGGGATCTGAGTCGCGCCGGCCCCGGCTCCCGTGAACGACCCCGTCAGCACACCCCCCTCGGTCCTGGTGTCTTCCGCCGGGATCGCAGAGGGGTAGATGGCGTTGCGAACAGCGATCGTCTTCATGTCCTGGTCGAAGAACTCCAGGCCGATGGCGAGGGTCGGCGATCGGACGTACCCGGTGGTGGAATACGCGACCTTGCCGGTGTAGGTCTGGTGCGGCCAGACGGGGAAGACGCCCTGTGGATCCTTGCCCCGGAGGTAGCTGGTGCCGCCCGCGGCGCCCACGTCGATCTTGATCCCCAGGCGCCCGCACTTCACCGTCGCCCCCGCGACCGTCGAGATCGAGACGTTCGCCCCCTCGGACTTCTCCCACCCGTAGGGGAGGCCGCCGCCGACGTCCAGGTCATCGAGCAGCCCGTTGGGGATCAGGCCGTCCCGGATGGCCTCGGGGCTGACCGTCCTCGAGCGGCCCGTGCGGTACTGCGGGAAGTACCCGACGTGTACGACGTCCGAGGCGTCGGTCTCGACGACCATCACCCGCATGCGGTCCGTCGCCGACATCGTCGGCTCGTCCGACCCCAGGGCCTTCTCGGTGTAGTGGAACAGGCCGTCGTCGTCGACCTCGACCCAGGTCAGCTTGGAGGCGGTGAAGGTGTGGCTCTCGTCGGTCACCCTCGGGATCCGCTTCCCCAGGATGGAGACCTGGCCGGCGGCGATCGTGTGCGTCAGGCCGGAGCCGCCGCCAGCCCCAGGAGATAGGGCGAACCCGTCGATCGTGCAGTCGCCCAAGAAGTCCGAGCCGAGCTGGGTCACCCGCTCGTAGGGCCTGAGAGCCCGTGTCCCCGCGATCCCCCGGTTTCGTAGGTCGACGATCCCGGTGATCCCCGCCCCGTCCGTCCGAGCTCGCAGGATCGGAAGGGCCCCGGCCGGCGTCGACGGCGGAGCAGCGCCGACGGCGACCTCGGTGAACTCCCACGGAACCAGGCCGCACATCCGCGCGCTGGGCTTGGCGAAGGCGTAGGTGTCCTTGCTGGCCGTGAGCGTGCGGTTGAACGTGGGGCTGTACTGCTTCCACCGATCGTTCCCGCAGAAGCCCTCACCGATCGTCAGCAGCAGCCCGCCAGGCGCGGTCCCGCCGAGTCCCTTCTCCACGAACGGCGAGAAGCCTGCCTCGGTGTCGGCGTCCACCAAGTCGTAGGCGCTGCCGTCCTGCGTGTAGAGGCCAGCCACCGCCCTCTTCCCGTCGAAGAAGGTTGTCTCGTCGACGAGCAGCGCTGGCGTCGGGCTATTCGTCCTCACCCTCATCAGCTCCCAGGAGATCGACAGATCCTCGGGGTCGACGTCCTTGTTCACGACGAGGAAGAGGGACGAGCCGGGGTCTCCGTCGAAGCCGAGATCGACGTATCGATCGATGTCCAGCCCCACCAGGTCCCCAAGCTGGACCTCGTAGGTATGGGGCTTCGTCGTCAACGAGACGATCGCGGCGGAGTCGACGAAGGTGTCGAGCATGTAGTCCGCGAGGAGCCACGCCGCGGTCACGTCGAAGATCAGCAGGTGGCCGCCCGAGGCGTCGGAGAGGGTGTTGTCCCCGGCGACGAACGTGCCGCCTGTGGCGGTCAGGGCGTTGGGGGCCTGGCCGGTCGCGGAGAGTCCGGTGTACTTGAGGATCGCGAACCCAAGCGAGACCGGGTCGACGACTGCGACGTAGATCGGCCGCGCGGCGCTCACCGGATTGACGGTCCCGATCCCTGGCCACCCGAAGCCGTTGGCGGCGACGAGGTTGATCTGCGGAGCAGGCGCGAGCGGGTCGTTGCCGAACGCCAGGAACAGGAGCGTCGCCGGGCTTGACACGGCGAAGGCGTTCACGGTCATCCCGCCCGCCCCGAACCAGTTGTCGTTGAAGACGGCCTCGCGCTTCAGGGGGACGTTGGTCGGGGGTGGCCCGCTGAAGCTCCAGCTGATCTGCTTGGCCACGTCGCCGACCTGGATCGGCACCTGGTAGTCGCTGTCCTTGACCCCGGTCCAGTTGTAGCTCGGCGCGGACTGCAGGCCCGACAGGCCGCCGAGAAGGACGGTGTTGACCCGGATGGACGTGGCGAGATCGTCGAAGGTCGTTCTCACCCTCTCCGGCGAGCGGTCCAGATCGAGATCGTCGGGGCCCCAGACGGCGACCGCGCCGCCCGACACGTCGAGGAACTTGAAGGTCAGCTGGCCCTGCTCGTCGAAGAAGACGAAGCCTCGGACGGTCGACGCGAGTTCGCGGATCGCCTTGTTCGCCTCGATCCTGTCGTAGACCCTCTTGTCGCTCAGGAGGTCGTCGCTCTTGAACACCCGCAGGTGGCTGAGCTTCAGGTTGTCCGACGCGGTCGGGTCGAGGCTGGTTGCGTTGATGAACCGTGGCGGGACCTCCAGGGCCGTCAGAATGTCGGCGATGCACTGGACGGGCTCGGCGATGGAGATGAAGACGTACCCGTAGTCGTAGGTGTCGGCGCTGACGATCCCGGCCCCCGCGGGGATCTCCATCGACCGCATCTGCCCGGTCCCGGTGGATCGCGCGTGGGCGATGTCGAAGGTGGTGGCGGTCACCCTCAGGGTCTCGCCGAACTCCCAGTCCCGGACCACGCCGCGGAACACGGGGATCCAGTCGGCGTAGACCCAGTCCGGATGGTCGAAGCCGAGCCACACCAGCATGTCCTTGCCGAGGACCCGGTTGTCCTTGATGAGGTCGCGCGTGCTCTTGTGGTCGTAGATCGACACCACCATCGACGCGGACGATCCGTACCCCTCCATGATGTCGAGCTTCTGGCTGAGCCCGGACGGGACCTCGGTGACCAGCATCGGCACGGGTAGGATGTAGCGGACGGCGACGGGGGAGTAGAGGAAGGACGTGATCCAGTCGGTCGGCCGGGCGATGGCGCCGAGCTCGTCGCCGAAGTCCACCCGGTAGATGGGGGTCAGCTCCCCACGCTTGAGCAGCTGCGATGCCAGGGACGACAGGGTGAGCACGGGTCAGTCCAGGTGCGGCCCGCTCTCGAGGACCGCGTTCTTCCACAGACGGTCGTCTTCGAGCTGGCTCGGTAGGTTCAGGCCGGACTTCTCCACGTTGCCGAAGAGGGCCGACTCCTTCGGCCCGCTGTTCGGGTACTCGATGTGCCAGATCTTGTTGCCCCACCCGTCGGCGTCCGAGTAGGCCTGGCGGAGCGCCGCGGCGGTCGCCGCGTCTCGAAGCCAGTAGGAGAAGTCACGACGAAACAGGCCGGGGACGTAGACGATCCGGGTGATGTCGCCCGACCGGCTCCTGACGTCGACGAAGTCCGAGACGCCCTGATCCTCGTCGTAGGGGACGCGGCTGTGGAACGGCAGCTGCACCTGCTCGCCCATCCACAGTTGCTTCAGGCGGTAGATCACCGCCCCCTCGCCGTTGTCGTCGAAGTGGAGGTCCCAGTACCGGGCGCGGTACGTGGAGTCCAGCAGGAAGACGTTGCGGCCGTCGACCAACGGCGCGACCGCGATGGGGTTGAGGATCGTGAAGTTCAGCGCCCCGGCCATGGAGATCGAGTCGGAGCAGAGCACGTCGAGCGTGCGGTTGGCCAGGGTGTTGTCGTCTCCCTCGATGAGCAGCGCGGACACGTCGATCGACTGCCCGAAGTCGACCAGGATGTGGACGTCGGTCTGGGATGTCCCGTGGCGCCACTGCGTGCGGCGGGTGTTGTCGTTGAGGTTCGTCGCGGGGAAGAGGGCTGAACTCTGGTCTGGCTGGTCGAAGTTCGGCACCACGTCACGGCTCCGGGGGTACCCTCCCGCGCAGTCCTCCACGCGGTTCTTCGGGATGATCAGCGGCTTGTCGGCATTCCGGTAGGCCAGCTGAGTCGCAGGCAGCGGTGTCGCCGTCGCCGTCATCGCTTCCTCCCGAGGATCTCCATCTCACGTTCGAGCTCCAGGATATGCTCGTGCGCCTTCCGCTGGAAGCCGATCCGGGAGTCGGGCACGAAGCTCTCGTACCTCGGTGAGAAGTTGACCGTGGTACCGGCGCCCTGGCCGCCACCTCCCCTGGCCTCCCGCTTCTGCTGGAGGAAGGCGTCGGCCACGTCGACCGGGAGAAGCAGCTCGCCGGGCATGACTGTCGCGCCGATGCTGTCGGTGTTGGGGATGCCGCCCGCGAACAGGCCGCCAGACGCCCCCTTGATGTCCGACTTGTAGCTTTCGGCCGTGGCGATCGTTGCGATGACGGCAGCGGTCACAGCGCCGGCTACGGCGATGGCGGCTGCGATGGCGCTTCTCCAGTCCTGCTCCCCCGCCGCAGCGTTCCCTGAGGCCGCAGCAGCCCCAGCCATTCCACGGGCAGCACCCGCGGCGATAGCTGCGACGACGATGTCCATCAGCGCGTCGACGATGACGTTGACGACGTTCTGCCAGCCCTCGCCGAGGTTGGTGGTCTCCGCGATCTGGTCCTTGATCAGGGTCCCGATTCCGTCGAACGTCGACTGGTAGATGCTGTCCATGGCGCCGAGGGCACGGGCCGTGATGTTGTAGGACACGTCCTCGACGCTGGCCGCGTAGTCACGCCACGCCCCGGCAGCCCCGGTCAGCTCCGCCTGCTGTGACTGCGTGAACTGCTGCATGGCCAGGGTCATCTTCCGGAGACCCTCCTCCGTGGCCTCCGTCCCGTTCAGGGCCTCATCCATCCACGCCGCGAACTCGGAGCGGAACTGCCTCAGCGTCTCCTCGGGGAAGCCCTCGATCGTGGACCACAGGCCGGCCATCGACATCGTCATCACGTCGTTCTTGGCGATCAGCTGGTCGTAGGCGTTGATGCTGCCCTGGAACGTGGTGTCGGCCGTATCGTCGAGCACCCTCTGGAGATCCTCGCCGGCCCTGGCGGTGTGGTACAGGGTTCGGCTCAGCCCCTCGTCGAGCGCCTTGGAGAAATCGCCGGCCGCGTACTTGGCCGCCTCCGTCTTGCCCTTGGTATCGTCGAGCGCGTCGCCGAGATCCTTGTGGTCGCCGACGGCGCCGCGAAGCTTCTCGCTGTTCTCCTCCATCTCCTTGAGGTACTCGCCCGTCTTCTGCCGGAGATTGTCGAATCCTGCGGACATGCTGTCGATCGCGTCCGAAGCGTTCTTGTACTCAGCAGCTGCTTGATTCGCCGCCTCTTGCGTCTCGTCGTACATCACCTGATGCCGGGTGTATTCTTGGCGTGCTGACTCCAGCGCATCGGTGAGCCGTCGTTCCTCATCCTCCATCCTCTTGGTTACGGCAAAGGATTCGCCCATGACGAGTTTTCGTCGCTCGATGGACGCGGTGTACTGATCCATCGCCAACTCAGCCTCTTCAAGTCCCACCGTAGCCACGGACAATTTGTATTCGTCCTTGCCGGATAAAAGCGTCTCTGTCGTCGCCCTGAACCCGGAGATTCCCTGGCGAACCCGAAGCATCGATTTTCCGAGGATTTCCAGCCCGTCCACGGCAATCTCGACCATCGAGGAGATCGCTTCGCTTGTCCCCGCCGACCCGTCGCTGACGTCGGCCGCCATCTCAAGGAAGGCGTCTCCAGCCGCGAGGAGGGTAGCCCGAAGGGTCTTGTTGTCGGCGATGATCGTGCCAAGCGATTCCTTGAAATCGCCATACGCGCCCGCGGCATATCCCACCGCGCCGGGGAGGGTGAACCGAAGCATGGACGCCTGATCTGCGAATCGAGTGTTGACCAGGTCGACCGCGCCGCCCGCCTTCAACTCCTCCTTTGTCAGATTGCGAACCTCGGGAATATAGCGCGTGAGTGCCGAGGCATTGCCGTCAAAGCTAGCAGCCAGGCCGCGGAGCATCGTTTCGGTCGGGAGCCCGGCTGCCGCGGCATTCTCCAGCGCAAGAGACATGTCCCCGAGCTTCTCAACCGGAGCGCCCATGCCGAGCGCAAGGGCCTGTTGAGCCAGGGTGTTTTCGTCGGCCGCTCCCGTCAGCCTCTGGAGCGCCACTGCGTCATCAAGCAACTTGGGGAGCGTCTCCTCGACGGAAAGACCCCGGGCCATGATCGCAGCGGTCAGCTTCGTCTCCGCCGCCTCCTGCTCTCCCGCGAGCTTGACTGCCTCGTCGACGAATCGATAACCGGCCTGGATCGTCTTGTATGCCGCGGCGACGCCGACGCCGAGGGCCATGTATCTCTTGACCATCCGGCCGAGATCCTTGTTGACCTTCTGCGACGCCTTCGCGGATTTGCGGGTAAGCGTGTCGTACTTCTTGACGATCTTGGTGATACCTGCGGCGGCGCCCTGTACGGCCTTCCGCGTCTTGTCCTTTGCGGTGAGGACGACGCCGTATTCTTCTTGGTTCGCCGGCATCTACCGTAACCTCCGTTTCCTACTCGCCGCCATCTGGGCGCCCGTCTTCATCCGCGGCATCGCGCGGCCCTTCGGCGACCCATCGATGTCGCCCCTCTTCTTCCCCTTCTCCTCCCGCTTGTGCACGTCGTTCATGGTACCCCGGATCACCGCGTCCGCCTCGACGTGGAGTGACTGCAGATCATCGGGCCGGGGAACGACGCCCATCCTCTGCTGCGTGAGCCAGTGGTCGAAGAGGTACTGGGACATTTCGTCCTCACGATACTCGGCGACCGGGCAGCGGTACCAGACCTCTCCGGCGATGTCGCGAAGGGGTAGGCCTCCGGGTATCGGCGTAGACCCGTCGCAGTTCCGTGCCCGCTGGTACCCCTTGCGAATGCACTCACCGCAGTCCCACTCCTCCCTGATCGATCGTGCGGCCTCGGCCGTGAGGTACCGGACCGCGCGCGCTAGTTTTTTGCCGCTTCCTCCCCGAGGAAGGTGCGGTGGACGATCTCCTCGTAGGCCTCGAGGATGAACCCGTCGTCACCGCGGCGTCGCAGATCCTCGCCGGTCCGGATCGACGAGTCGTTCGCGTCGACGTAGTTGGTGACGTTCTGGACGCAGTGCCGCATCACCAGCCGCAGTTGAGCCCGGGAGGGGATCAGCGGGTCGACGTCCCTGTCCCCGGTGGCGACCTCTCGCCCGGCCCTCTCCCCTGCCGTCTCGGCCTTCTCGCCCTTCGTCCCCTTCTTGGACTTCTTCGCGTTCTTCGCGTCGGCGATGTCGGCGGGCTGGACCTGGTACAGCGTCTTGAGGCTGTTCTCCTTGCTCCAGCTGGCCTTGACGTCCGGGGGCATTCCCCGAAGGTCCATGGTCACGGGATCCGCGTCGTCCGCGTTCCCGTCGTAGGTGGGGGTCCAGGTATCCCAGTGTGGGACTCTCGCTGCCTTCCTTGCCATGGTCGCGCTCCTCTCTTGAGTCTCATGGCGTGGTTGGGACGACGCGGGCCGATCAGTCGATCGTGAGCGTCGCGCTGTCGTTCGCCACCGCATTCTGCAGGGCGACGAAGTCCATGCTGATGGTGACCTCCTCCTCCTGGGGGACCTCGATCTCCGGCACGGTGAACTCGATGTTCGGCGCCAGGAACCGGCAGCGCCGGCCGCCGGTGGTGAGGCTGCCCCAGGTGATGATGAGGTTGCGGCCGGTGTAGCTCTTGGACTTGGCGTAGTGGATCGCCTGGTCGCGCCGCAGCCGCAGGGCCAGGTTGCCCTCGACGTCGCGGATCATCGCGAGCATGTCGCTGGGGCCGCTCGACCCGAACTCGTCGTTGATCACCTTCAGGTTGTTCCGGACGGTGATCGACCAGGACATCACCGGGACCTCGACGCCATCGAGCGTCACCGACCCGATGATCGCCAGGGCCGGGCTCCCTACCGTGGTCTCCGCCGGCAGCCACGGGCACACCGGCAGGGTCGTCAGCGCAGGGGGGATCTCCCCGGCCGCCAGCGTCAGCCGGTTGAGGGCCTGGTCGACGGAGTCGATGTGGTACCCGGCGCCGCCATTGTCCTCGTAGGTCCCGTCGGGCTTCAGCAGGGCGACGACCGTGTCCGCCTCGAACAGCTCGTAGTCGCCGGCCTCGGTCAGCTGGATCCGGTTGTTCACGCCGTCGGTAGTTCCGAAGTGCGCCCGGTGGCTGGCGTTGTGCGCCGTGCCGTGGCCGGAGAAGCTGCACTTCACCTCGTCGCCGCCCGAGCCGGAGAGGGTGAGCTCGTCGACCCTGCAGCCGTTCATCACCTCCTCGCTGACCCGGCTCTCCTCCCTGGCGATCTGCAGGGAGGGCGGGTGTTGGGTCTGGTTGAACGAGTAGGTGATCGTGGTGTAGTCGTTCGCCACCTGGCCGAACGCGGCCTCCAGGGCGTCGGACATGTCGGGCAGCACACCCGCCGACCCCGACGGGATGAAGTAGGACTCGGCGCCCCACGGCATCTCTTCGCGCCGGCTCAGGCGCTCACGGCGGTCGCGGGTGGTCGCGTCCTTGTCGTCGCGGTTCACCCGCTCCTGTCCGTAGCCCATGGACGACGACAGGATCTTCATCGCGTCGGCCGAGACCGGCTTGACGAAGACGCCGCAGGTGGCCTCCTTCTTCAGGAAAAAGCGTTCCTCGCGTCCGAGGGGATAGAGTTCGGTGTTGCACGTCATCGGTCACTGCCTCCCTTCCCCTTGGTCGGGGCCCGCCTGGAAGTCTTCCGGGTGGTCTTCTTCTTCCCCGGCGCCTTCCGGCTGCCGGTTCCCTTCTTCTTCCCCGCCGGGCCCTTCCGCGCAGAAAGCGGGATGGGCTGCCCCGGACGAGGAGCGTTGTCCGCGGCGACGGGGTCGTCGAGGATCTTGAACATGCCGCCGTAGCGGGCGACGGTGGACAGCGGAAGATCGTACTCTTCGCCGGGAGCGAGGTAGACGCCGCCGATCTGCATCGACCGCGGCGCGCCCTTGTACTCGACCAATCCCGTGGGCTCAGGCTCGCTCATGTGCTCCTCCGTCCCCATCAATTCTCGTCGATCCTGCGGTGTCGGATCGTCTCGACGTCGACATACGAGAACCCCTTCTCCGCCAGGGGCCTGCCCTCGTCCGTGTCCTTGCCGACGATGCTGATCAGGTGGATGCAGTCGCCGAACCGGTCGACCCTCAGCGCCTTCCACAGCGCGACCTCAACGTCGGCGAGCAGGGCATTGGCCTGCGTCCGCCTGCTGTCGTCGTCGGCCTGGAGGATGTCCGGGTACACGTAGATCCGCCAGGGCGTCCGCTCCCTCGTCATCATGCCCGGCTGGTCCTCGTTGACCACCGTACCGCGCTGCTTGAACCCGATGTAGGGGCGCGCCGTCTGGTCCGCCTGCTCGGGCGTCTCGACCTGGTATTCCACCGTCGTCGGGTCCGAGCGGTAGTTCAGCAGCCCGGCCTCGTCGTAGGTGGCGGTCGTGTCGATGTCCTCGAGCGCGGTCTTCAGCGCGTCGCGCACGTCCTCGCGTACCGTCGTCATCCTCTGGCCCTCGCGCTCTTGATCTGGCCCGCGGCCTTCTCCAGCGCCTTCTCGCCCAGCAGCCGCCGTACCTTCGGCTGGAACCGTCGCCCCGCCTTCATCAGGTACTTCTTGCCCTTGATGCGGGTGAACGGCACGAGGACGTACAGCGGAACGCCGGTCATCTCGTCAACCAGCACGGGCCTGCCCTTGCGGCCGGGGACGAAGCCGAGGGGACGCCGGTAGTGTCGAGGCCAGATCCCCGCGCGCTTCAGCGAGTCGTCGAGGGGGATCGCCAGGTTCTTCCTCGGGGGCTTCGGCCGGATCACGCCGCCCGGAAGGTAGCCGGTGCCGACGTCCTGGACCTTGGCGTAGACGACGTCGGATGTCACGCGGCCCTCGATCTTGGTTCCTCCCCCAGTGAGTTCCCGCTTGACGGTAAACGACTGCTTCAGCTGGCGGCTCCGCGGGAACTCCGCGTTCAGCTGGATCTTGATGTCCCGCTCGATCGCCACCAGCGCCTTGCCGTGCTGCTGGGCGAACGCCTCGGGAATACGCTCGGCGAGCCTGTCGAACAGGTTGCCCCTGCGCATGCGGGCCGGGACCTTGACGACGACCTCCATGACTACCGCCCGAACCCAGCCGGACGCACCCACTTCTTTAGCAGTCGCTCCACCTCTGCGGGCGGCTTGTCGTCGACGATGTTGACGGACCCGTCGGCCATGTTCTCGGTCTTCACTCCGTGGGTCTTCCGCTCCCACGTCTTGATGGCGAACGCGCCCCACCGGAGCACGGCCCGGCGGATGTCCGGGGGGATCGAGTCCTTGTCCGTCCAGCCGGGCCGGTAGATGACCCGCACGTTGTCCTCG